GCGGCTGAGTTCCTGACATTCCCGATATTCACCTTCGCTGGCGGTGCATTTGCACTCGACACAGCCGTGAAGCAAGGTAAGTACGGGAAGCCCGATCTATGATGGGACTCCTAGCAACCCTGAAAAGCAAGATCGTGCAGCGCGCAGGGGCCATTTTCGTGGCCCTGAGCGTCCTCTTCGGTCTCTTCCAGTATGGGCGCAAGACCCAACGCGACGATAACCGCGTGGGAGACATGGAAGACTACATCGAAACCAAGAAGAGAATCGAAAATGTACAGAATAGCCCTGATCGCGACGCTGCTCTTGAGCGCATGCGCCGGAACGGTTGGCTCTAAGGATGCCGTATGTTCAATCCCGGCCCCACAGCTCGATCCTGAGGGTATCTCAACTGAGAACCTGATGGAACTTGATCTGTTTTCCGAGAGATTAACACGGGCATGCTCCTGAGACTCGCTGAGAGGCCGCAGGAGAGCCTGTATGGCCTCTCAGGTATGTCACCCCCCAAAAGCAACTAATACGCCTCACAGAGGCTTTCAGGAGGCCACCTATGGACAAATCCCATGCATGTAAACAATGCGGAGAACCTGCCACCAAAATGTATTGCACCACTACGTGCGGTAATAAGTGGAGATATCAGAACGACCCAGTGTCTCGAGAAAAAAGTAAGGCCGCTGCCTCTGCCTACCGTAATAAAAATAGAGACCAGTTCAATGCGTACTTCCGCCTGAAACGCTCTACCACCGTACAAAGGGTTTTGGAAGACATCTACTGGTGTGAGAAAAGGGGAGACCAAGATATGTGCGTTGACCTCGCTCACGACATAATGGATATGGCGATCGGTTTCTACTCCACGGACGCCATCGAACACTTCGTGATGGAGTATTTAGATGTCGAGTAAAATACCAAACACAGATTTTCACAAGAAGCTGCGCGGTAACTTCAAGGTGTTCTTGTGGTACGTCCATAGACACCTAGGGATGCCAGAACCGACGCGTCTACAGTATGACATGGCTGATTATATACAGTACGGACCAAAGCGGGCATGCATCCAAGCGGCTCGTGGTTTCGGTAAGAGCCATATTACGGCCTGCTACGTTGTATGGTGTCTCCTCAAAGACGCTCAGGTTAAAATCATGGTTGTATCTGCGTCTGGTAATCGTGCTGATGCCTTCTCCACCTTCGTGCAGCGTCTAATCTGGGAGATGGAAGGTCTCGAGTACCTAATTCCCGATCCAAACCAGAGACAGTCTAAGATAAACTTTGACGTGAAGCCTGCTGTGGCCGATCAGTCCCCCTCAGTGAAGTCTGTGGGGATCACCGGGCAGCTTACAGGTAGTCGAGCTGACTTGATCGTGGCCGACGACGTTGAAGTCTTAAATAACGCTTTTACGCAGACTGCACGAGACAAGTTGGCAGAAAGTATCCGAGAGTTTGATGCGATCCTCAAACCTCTCCCTACATCACGTGTTGTCTTCCTAGGGACGCCGCAGACCGAGGACAGCCTCTACACGAAATTGCCTGATCGCGGTTACGAGGTTAGGGTGTGGCCTGCGCGTATGCCTACAGAGAAGATGCGGGAGCAATACGGCGACACGTTAGCTCCTTACATTGAGAACCTCCCGTACACCGAGGGTCAACCTTGTGATCCTGAAAGGTTTGACGATGCTGACCTGATCGAGCGAGAAGCCTCGTATGGTAAGGCAGGCTTTGCTATGCAATTCCTCTTGTCTACAGCCCTGAGTGACCTCGAGCGGTTCCCGTTGAAGGTCAGAGACCTGATCGTCATGCCAATCGACCCCGAGACTGCACCCCTCAAGTTACAATGGGGTCCCCTCGAGGAACGACAGTACAAGGACCTGCCAAACGTAGCCATGCGTGGGGACCATATGTACCCTCCGATGAACGCAGGGGACATCACAGCGGAGTTCTCAGGGGCAGTGTTAGCAATCGACCCATCAGGCCGAGGAGCTGACGAGACAGGCTATGCAGTGATCAAGATGATCAATGGCTACCTCTACGTGCCAGCAGCAGGGGGTCTCACTGGGGGCTACGACAAGGACACCCTGACTGAACTCGCGCACATTGCGAAGAAGCACAAGGTGAACGAGGTGGTGGTCGAAAGCAACTTTGGTGATGGCATGTTCGTGGAACTGCTCAAGCCTGTCTTAGCCAAGATACATCGTTGCATGATCGAGGAGGTCCGAGCTACCACCCAGAAGGAACGCAGGATCATCGACAGCTTGGAACCCGTGATGAACTCCCACAAGCTCGTGATCGACCCCGAGGTGATCGAGGAGGACTATAGGACTGCCATGAAGTACGAGCAGGCTGTACGTCAATCCAAGATGCTCATGTACCAGATGACCCGTATCACTCAGACCAAAGGGTGCCTGAGACACGACGACAGGCTCGATGCGTTGGCTTTGGGTGTCCACTACTTCACCGACCAGATGGCTCGGGATGAAGAGATGGGCATCGAAGAGATCAAGCAAGATGCACTCGACTTGGAGCTTGAGAAGTACATGAGGAACGCTGTTGATCCCCTCGGGAGACGACAATCCGTTGGCGGCTCTGGTGGCTCTGAAGGAAAGACGTGGATTTCCAGCTACTTATAGGATAGGTGGAAATACCCGACACCCTAGAGAAGAAATCCCCCAAGGTTAAAACCTATAGATGCACCTAGAGTGAACCTCAGTACATAGCCTGAGGATGACCTCTAGGTGTACCTTGTGTGAATACTGATATGATTACCATTACAACCAACAACTAGAGATACACCTAGAGATTAACCTAGGGGACAAGTGCACAACATTAGGGTCTAGTGTAAGGGCAACACAGCGGTCTCAAAAACCGCAACTCGGGGTTCGACTCCTCGGACCCTTGCCAGTGGTAGCGCCAGTGGTAGCGCCAGTGGTGAACTGCAGGTGAACTCGGGGTGTACTTGGGACTATTTTTGGGTCAGATATCTCTGTAGGTAAATATACGTGTGACTTCCCCCGAGTCCCCCCATAGGGGTCCAGCGTACGCCTCAAAAAAACCGATAAGGGGCGGGGGGGGTCTCCAGGAGGTGACCACGAGGCGCAATCCCCTAGTTTGTGCGGGTCTAACCTCTTGTAAATCACCGCCGAGGTGACCCCGAGGCGATCATGAGGTGACCACGAGGTGATCACGAGGTGCCGCTTTGGTCCTCTTGTCTGTCTTCTTTCCATCCTTTGGTCATTTGTTATACTATAACACTCAGGCGGCCCCCGAGACCACCACGCGTACACCCTCGCGAACACGGGACCACCACGCGTACACTCAAGCGCACACGCGCACGCATCCACGCGCACGCATCCACGCGGCGTACACATGGTGGGCGCACGATCGACCGGTGGATGCGTCAAAGTCATATCCGAAAACAAGGGTGCTGGAACCTATGACGTGAATACCTGTGGACACGGTAGACAACAGCGGGTAATGAGTGTGTAGAGAAACGAACAGAAAACAAGGGACCAAACCAATGACAACCGACGCACAGACTTTGAACATGCTACTTGGTGGTAAGAAAACCAAAGCACCGCGCAAGCCGCGCAACAAATCCGCCCGCGTGGGTGCAACTGTTCAATTATTCACCAATGGCGAAACCTACACCATCGCCAGCCGTGATGGAAAATATAAAAACGCTTTTTATCTTGACGGTTTGGAATTCAGCGTTTCACGCGATATGTTTAAGGTTTTGTGATGAAGAAATTTTATGTTTCTGCAATTGACGGTTCAAAGAAACCACCATACGCCTCAATCTTTTTTCCAATCTTTTTCATTCATATAAATCAGGGGTTTGGGGCGATCTTGCCGACTTTTTTGATCCATCAGTGAAATTACCGCTTGCGTTATCAAAATGGGCAATGTTACAAACAACCCATCGAAACTCAGAAGCAGACAAAGGAGACCATCATGAACTACACTGTCGCACTATCGGTTGCCGCGAAGGCCACAGCCTATCTCCAAGACAACGAAGGCAGTATGTCAGAAACGGAGGTGGTGGTGCACGTTTCCGCCCTCCACCTTGCCCTGAAAGCAATCGCCGATCACAATTCCGTGGAATTACCGCCCCTACCTTGAGACCTCCGCGCAGGGCGTCACCTTAGGCGCCCTGTTCATGAGGCCCTATCTGAACCCCTGAACCCTGAACCCAACTAAAAGGAACTGAACCAATGACAAAACTTGCACTTGACACTGAGGCCAACGGATTAACCGCGACGGTAGAACACGATCCGCACGGCGCGGATGAGTCGCCGCGCGAGTGGGCAATGGAAAGCGTTTTCTTTGGCTTTCACCGTGGCTTTGCATCGCCAGACCCCGCGCCCGACTCGGACCCTGAGACCGCCCGCGACATAGCAACCGCAAACGATAACATCTGCCTGCCCGTCTGGCTTTATGCGCACGGCGGCACCTGCTACCGCGCCGCTGAGAAAAATCCTTTCCATTGCCCCTGGGATTCCGGCCTATTTGGCTTCATTTACATCACCCGCGACAACGCGCGTAAGATATACGGGATCAAACGGATCACGGAAAAGCAACGCCTTCGTTTGCTGGCAGACCTTGCCGCGCAAGTCGAAACCTATTCCCAATGGGCCAACGGCGAAACCTATTGTTGGGTAATCAAGGACGCCGACGGCGACGTTATCGACGCTTGCGGTGGTTACTATTCCGAGGATGACGCCGAGTCGGACGCGCTAGAAGAATTGGCCAGCCTTATCAAACCTCACACATAGCAGGCGGTTTGGACTGGTTCCCAACTTTTTTGATCCATCAGTAACATTACCGCTTGCGTTATCAAAAGGGGTAATGTTACAAACAATCCACACACACACAACCTACCGGCCTTGAAAGGATATCATCATCATGAAAACTTGCCCCAAATCGCCTAAGCCCGGTTGCAACCCTAGCGACCTTGCCACCACTGCCGCCTCAAGACTCAGTAAAACAAAGGTTTCCACCATGATTATCAACGGTTTCGCTTCCAAAGCTGCAGCCCTACGTCACCT